AACTCCCGATAAGTCTTTATATTCAGACGCATTTCTTATGATTTTATCTAATAAGAATAATCCTATTTTAAATATTAATTTCGAAAATACATTTCCCACTGAACTTAGTTCTTTGGATTATACACAAACAGCAACGGATGTTGAATATTTAACTGCAACTGCAACCTTTAAATATCAGAGTTACAAGTTTGAGAGCGTTTAAACTTATATATAGTAACGAGCAGATTTGGTATACTTTAATAGTTATCAAATCATTAAACTTAAAATCCAATCATGACTAGGCGAGCCTGATTGGGGTTAATTTATTTAAAGGAGAGAAACCAAACTGCTCATTTAATTATTATGGAACTATTATGGATTTAGATGTATTAAAACAAACAGCAAAAGAAGACCTTCCAATCATTGATTATGAAGGGATTGATCAAGAATCATATAAAAACCAGACTATTAAACAGAAGTGGTTAAACCATAAAGCAGACTTCGAACTTCTGTTAGTTAAAGCAAAAACAGACCATCAACTCTTATATCGTCAAAAATGGGAATACTATGGCGGTAAATCAGATGCAAAAGTATATGTTGCAAAACCGTTTGATATTAAAGTTATGAAAACAGACCTTGCTATGTATATACAGTCTGATGAAGATATTCTTAGACTTTCTAATAAAATTGGTTACTACGAATCATGTGTAGATTATTGCAAGGGCGTAATTAAATCTATAGACAATCGTGGATGGGATATCAAAAACTCTATAGAGTGGAAAAAATTCGAAGCAGGGATGATATAATGATAGATTATTTACTTACACACATTGATGAAGATTTTATCAACGAGATACTATCGCACAAAAAAGATGATTTGGGTGATGGGACTATTGTTACACCAACTGGACGGGTTAACAGACGATCAAATATAACTTGGTTAGAACATCCAATCGGCGGGCCGGGGGGTGGTGGTACGGAAAGTATTACCCAACAAATTTTTAGAATGGTCAAGGATATCAATAAAGATCGATGGCAATGTGATATCGATACTATTGAACCGTTACAATATTCTGAGTATCCTGTAGGTGGTGAATATGGTTGGCATCAAGATATACTTGCCAAACCTTATTCTGACGGAAAAATACGAAAGGTGACATTTTCAATTCTTCTAAATGATGATTATACAGGTGGAGAATTTGACTTAGAAGTTTACGGACCGGGACATGAACAGGATGGAAAACGATATATTACATTTGCTGCACAAGAGACAAAACAAAATGTTTTATTCTTTGAATCTAATATGTGGCATAGGGTAAGACCCGTTAAGTCTGGTGTTAGAAAATCATTAGTGGGTTGGAGTCTTGGGCCTGCATAATGATTATCTCAAAGAAGAATGAGGTATATTTAAAATTATCTGATTTTTCACCTTCTCAAGGACAAGAACTATCTGATTTTTTTACCTTTGAAGTGCCTGGATATAGATTTATGCCGCAATATCGTAATCGTATGTGGGATGGAAAAATACGATTATTCTCTCCAGCTACAGGTGAATTATATGTGGGATTGTTGGAGTATGTCAAAACATATTGTCATAAAAACAAAATAGACTATATAGTAGAAGAGTGTGTAGAAAATGTACGGAATGTCGATAATAAGACTGTTAGGGGGTTTGTCAGATCACTTAAACCTAAATCAAAAGGAAAGAGTCTTAAAATACGAGATTATCAAATTCAAGCTATACAACATGCCATTTCCAGAAATCGTGCTCTTCTTGTTAGTCCTACCGCTTCTGGTAAGTCACTTATAATATATTCTTTAATTCGTTATTATCATATGATGGGGCTTAAAGCTTTAATCTTAGTACCTACTACTTCTTTAGTAGAACAAATGTATTCTGATTTTCAGGATTACGGGTGGAGTTCAGGTACATATTGTCAAAGAATATATCAAGGTTATGACCGTAAGGTAAATAAAGATATCGTTATATCTACTTGGCAATCTATATATAAAATGCCCAAAAAATACTTTGAACAATTTGATTGTGTGATTGGAGATGAAGCTCATTTATTTAAAGCAAAATCTCTAACAGGTATTATGACTAAGTTGCATCAGTGTAAGTACAGATTCGGTCTTACAGGGACGCTAGACGGTACACAGACGCATCAACTAGTATTGGAAGGGTTATTTGGACCAGCAGAAAAAGTTATTTCTACCAAAGAATTGATGGATAGAAAAACTCTTGCAAATTTGAAAATAAAATGTATAATACTTAAACACCCTAATATAAGAGAAAGGATGTCTTATGTTGAAGAAATTAATTATTTGGTTTCAAGTGAATCTAGGAATAATTTTATCTTGGAGTTGCTTAATAATATTAATGGTAACACTTTATGCTTGTTTCAATTAGTAGAAAAACACGGTAAAATATTATATGATAAAATGAAAAACTGGGAAGATGTGTATTTTGTTTATGGTGAAACTCCAACAAAAACAAGAGAACAAATAAGGGCTTTGGTCGAAGATGCACAAAATTCTATTATCCTTGCAAGTTATGGTACGTTTAGTACTGGTATTAATATTCGTAATATCAATAACATCGTGTTTGCCTCGCCCTCAAAGTCTAAAATTAGGGTCTTGCAGTCAATTGGAAGGGGGTTGCGTAGGAGTGATAGTAAAATGGCAGTTCGATTGTTTGATCTGTCCGACGATTTTAAACAATCCCCCAAACAAAACTATACACTCTCCCACTTTACAACCAGACTAAATATATATGCAGAAGAAGAATTTGACTACGAAATATCTAGGATAAAATTAAAATGAATCCAAACGCATATAAAGTAATAAAATTAATAAGTGGTGAAAATATTATATGTGAAATAGTTTCGAAAAATAATGATATATATGAAATTATAAACCCCTTATTAATATATGTTCGTCCGTCAGTGATAGATGGTGGTATGAGTGAATCTTTAATGCTTACTCGTTGGGTACAACCCTTTACAGAAGAAGAAACTTTTGAAATAAATAAAACTCATATGATTGTTATGTTAACATCTTCCCCTGGGCTATCCCTTTATTATGAAAATATTATTAAAAAATATGGGAATTGTGAAGAAATTAAAAATGTAGATTTATATGAAGACCAAAATGAAGAAGAAATTTATGAAGAATTACTTGAAGAACTTAAAACAGAATCTAAATCAATTCATTGATCTTTTTCTTAAACCCAATACATAGTAAATATAACAGATTTTTTTTATTGAGTCAATACCCTTTTGAGTATTGACTTTATAATAAAAATGTGGTATTGTTTAAAAACTACAATATAAGGAGATTACAATGGCCAAAAAGAAAGGCAAACATTATGTTGATAATAAGGTTTTTTTACAAGCAATGACAGAATGGAAAGATGAATGTAAAAAGGCAGAAGAATGTGGTGAAGAAATTCCCCCAATAACAAATTATATAGGAGAATGTTTTCTCAAGATAGCACAACATTTGTCCTACAGGCCCAATTTTATTAATTACACATATAAGGATGATATGATATCGGATGGTATTGAAAATTGTTTACAGTATGCTTCAAATTTCAATCCAGAAAAGTCAAAAAATCCATTTGCATATTTTACACAAATTATATATTATGCATTTATTCGAAGAATTCAAAAAGAGAAAAAACAGACTCATGTTAAAAATAAAATTATAGAAAATACAGCATATCAAGCATTTGAAACTATGTCTTTTGATTCTTCAAACTATAATATAACAAACAACTTTGCTATAGACTCTCTTCCTTCTGAGGATGTCTATAAACCAAAAAAGACAGTAAGTGGTTCTAATAAGAGGGGGTTAGAGAAATTTATGAATGAGGGTGACAATGAATGAAGATATCATTAATTTCTGACACACATTTTGGAGCTAGAAATGATAACCAAAATATTAATGAATATTTTTATAAATTTTACGAAAAAGTATTTTTCCCGTATCTTATAGATAATAATATAACCACCTGTATTCATTTAGGTGATGTTGTAGATAGACGTAAATATATTAGTTATAAAATTGCTAGTGATTTTAGAAATAGATTTATTCAAAAATTCAATGAACTTGGAATAGAATTACACATTATTATTGGTAATCATGATACTTATTATAAAAATACTAGTGTAGTAAATTCTATGGAAGAATTAGTGGGTAATGAAACTCAAAATATATATTCACACCCTAAAACCGTAGACTTTGATGGTTGTCTTATTCAATTTATGCCGTGGATAAATTCTGGGAATTATGATGAATGTATGTCTATACTTTCTAGTTCTTCAGCACAAATTCTTATGGGACATTTAGAAATTAATGGTTTTGAAATGAATAAAGGATATAGGACAGATAGTGGTTATGATAGGAAATTGTTCCAAAGATTTGACTCTTGTTTTAGTGGACATTTTCATCACAAATCAGATGACGGCCATATTTATTATATTGGAACACCATATGAAATAACTTGGAGTGATTGCAATGATCCCAAAGGATTTCATATTTTTGACACAGAGACAAGAGAGCTTGAACGTGTGGTAAATCCTTATACACTATTCGAAAAAATATATTATGATGATACAGTTAATGATTATAGTCATATGGTTGGGCCAACCAGCACCTCTTATGATTTTGAAAAGTATAAAGAAAAATATGTTAAGTTA